TGTTTGAGGGCTGAGTAGGAATAAGGTAGTTTCTCTATTCCGATTTTTTTCATTTCTGTAATCAACAACTCTTTTTCTTTGGTTACGTGATTTTCAAGTATCTGTAACTCTAGTTGTTGGATTTTCGCTTGTGTTTTTTTCATAGTATTGGATTATCCGTTATATATAAATAATCCGTTGTTCGTTAATATCGCAGTTCGTTAATTCTTTGTAGGATTTCTTCTGCGGCATCGGCGGGATGTTGATTGTCTCCCATTACGGTTGCGATGACTTGTTTTTTGTTATTTAATATATCGTAGATGATACCTTCGATTGTGTTTTCGAATATTGGATAATAAACCAAAACGTTATTTTTTTGACCATAACGATAAGCTCGGTCTTCAGCCTGAGCGTGGTCTGATGGTAAGAATGATAAGTCATTCATAATAACAGCTTCAGCTGCGGTTAATGTAATACCTACACCTGCGGCTTTAATATTACCCACAAATACTTTAACTTTGGGGTTATCTTGGAATTGGTCAACCGAGTTTTGTCTTTCAGGTTTTGACATCGAACCATCAAGTTTTACTGCGGTTTTACCAAAGTGTTCTGTAATCTTATTTAAGGAATCAGTGAAATTACAGAAAATAATAACTTTCTTGTCTTGTTCAAGAATGTTTTCAGCGAGTTCAATAGTTTGTGCAATTTTTTCATCCGCTATGATTTGTCTAACTTTGGTTAATTTTGAAAATTGTACTGTAAGTGATTTAGATTCTTCAGGATTCTTGTCATACCAATCATAATATTCACCCATGACATTTTCATATGATTTTGATTTCAATCTTAAATATACGGGTGTGATAATCTTATCGGGTAAATCAAGGACGTTTTCTTTTAATCGTCGTAATGTTAAACCTAATGTTCGGTCTCTTAACTCTTCCAAGTTTGATGCACCTGTTACGTTCCAAACTTTTCTACCACCAACATTAAATTGGTATCCTGAACAATAACGGATTGCGTAAGCCATCCAATTCTTTGCCACAGGAGAATCAATTATACTTAATAAATTGAAATAATCGATAGGTCGTGATGTCATCGGTGTACCCGTTAACAACCAAATCCGTTCGGTGTTTTTAATAATATCGTTAATTAATTTTGTCCTTTGCGCTGTAGCATTTTTGATATAGTGTGCTTCATCGATAATAACCAAATCAAACTTGGCAGCAAGAACTTGAGAGTCATTTTTCTTTTTAGGGTCATGGAAATTTTTTATTATGTCATAATTTATAATAACAAAATCAGCTTCGGTGCTGAAGTTTTTACTTTCTGCAATGTAGATTGATTTATCTGAATAATTTTCAATCTCACGTTTCCAGTTAATCTTTAATGTTGCAGGACAAATAATTAATACTTTCTTTGAGCCTGATTCTAATGCCGCTATGATTGTTGATGTTGTTTTACCAAGACCCATATCATCTGCGAGTATAAACTTTTTGTTCTCAACTAATTTTTGAACGGCTTCTTTTTGGTGTTCAAGTGGTGGACGATGTGAATACTTTGAATAGTCAATCACAACATCTTTAACTGAATTGTCTTTAATGATTGCCGCTTTTGGTAACCAAAAATCGTGAAGTTCCTCTTTATCCAATACTTTACCCCAAATGTGGTATGCTTTTTCTTTATCCGCCAATAACTTCTCAACCCAAACTTTTTGTGGGATTTCGGTATATAATTTGTCATCAGCCAATTTCTGTGCGAAATAAGCGTCAAGAATAACCCATTTCTTTGCAACCTTTGGTTGTTTATCGTGGAAATTAATAATGTATTCCGATTGACTCCTTGTTGGATAAAACTTTCTGTTAACTTGTGACTTACGTTTTAATTCCAAGATATAGTTATTGCCACCCTCATATGACTCAAGAATGGACATCGCCTTTGATTCTAAACTAACATCACTCATCTAATATTAATAAATTTATCTTAAATATAGTAAAAGTTTAAGTATTTATCAATATATGGAGAAATTAGTTCCGATAACGAGATTAGGTAAATTTTTTGGTGGAGAAGATTTCGACCTTGATATTGGTATGGGTCAAGAATGGTTGGAGGGTGATATGAACTTTACCATTGTGTTATATCGTATTGACCGATATAAAACAAAGAAAGATGACGTTTATGGTGAAGTATTGGAAGACGGAGTTCAATTCATGGCACCTGTTGAATTAAAAGGTTTGGTTCAAGTTATGGCCCCAACCAATAAATTCTATGGTAATTCCAAAGTTGAAATCCAAGAACCAGGTAATATGAAGTTCTCAATTTATCAAAAACAACTTGAAGATTTGAATGTTGAAATATTCATGGGTGATTATATTGGATATTATGAAACCGAGGACCGAGTTAGGTATTATACCGTTAGTGATGACGGATATGTTAGGTCTGACAATAAACACACTTATGGTGGATACAAACCGTTCTATAGAACAATTACCGCCACATGGGTAAGTGAAAACGAATTTAGAGGTATATAATGAAAGTTGTTATTACAGAATCACAATTTGACAATTTATTCTTGGGTAAGAAAGTAATGGTATATTACAACTTACACAAACACACTTTTTCTGTGACATACGACAGTAAAGTTATTATGCATGCTGACTATGTTAAGTTGGGGGATGTTGAGTTCAGAGTTAGAAAAGGAGGTAAAGAACGAGTTCGTTCTGAAAAATCAAAAAACGTTCACGCATTTGTGATTGGAAAATTATTGGACTATTGTGAATATCCTTGTGATGACATTCCAAATCCACCATCAGACATGATTGTAACATATAATCCATATAGATACGATTCATTTGTTTATAAAGATAGTGAAGAACCTGTATATAACGCCAAAGAAGTTGACATGATTAATTCACAAAATAAACTATTTGTAGTAGAAAAATAATGCCATTACCAAGAACAGTAGTTAAACCAACATTACCTTTAGTACCAAAAAAAGTTTTGTCTGAAAGAAGAGAACAACTTTTAGAATATATTAAAGAAGATGGAACTTATTTACCTAAGTCAGTTTTACATGCCGACTTGGATAGGGGTATGCTTGATTTTGTTAAGACAGAACTTGAAGTTGTAACTGCAGGTAAAATTGTTCCTTTATTGGATGTTATTATTACAACTCAAAACTGGACACAATATTTGGAGACATGGCAATTTGTGGATTTAGATTATAATCCATCTCCACCATTTATTACGGTAGTTAGAACACCTGAAGTTAAGTACGGTACCAACCCATCACTTCAATATACAATACCAAATAGAAAACAATTTTATTATGCATCTGTCCCAACTTGGAACGGAAACGAACAAGGTATGGACATTTATACAATTCCACAACCTGTACCTGTTGATATTACTTATAGTGTAAAAATCATTTGTAATAGAATGAGAGAGTTGAATCAACTTAATAAAGTTGTAATGCAAACTTTTTCATCAAGACAAGCGTACACATTTATTAAAGGTCAATATGTGCCAATCATTTTAAATAATGTATCTGACGAATCTCAAATGAATATGGATTCAAGAAAGTATTACGTTCAAAGTTATGAGTTCACTATGTTGGGTTATTTGATTGATGAAGAAGAGTTTGAAGTAAAACCCGCAATTCAAAGAGTTACACAGCTCGTTGAAATTGATACCTCAACAAGAAAACAAAGAAGAAACAAATATCCTGAAAATCCTGATGAATTTGAAATGCCGTTTTTATTTGTTTCAGGTAATACCGTTTTAACTGATAGAATTGATTTTACCGCCAATATGAGTTTAGTGTCAACAGACAATGTCGATACTTTTGATGTTTACATTAATGGTGATTATTATGGTAGTGATTTACAACTAATCGAAATTACTACAAATGATATTTTAAGAATAGAAGTTACAAAAAATGACAATACTCAAGAAGCACTTGTGATATTCGAAAACAAATTAATTTAATCTTCTCCATAGATATCTTTCTTATCTTTACACTTCTCGATGATTAAATTCTCCAAAAATTTATAAATCTTAATTCCACGCTTATCACAGTACTTTTTTAGGATATCATGTGATTCAGGGGATATTTTGATGTTCTTTATTTCTTTCTTGATTTTCATGGGTAGAAAAAAGGTAGAATTTATTCATACCGTTTATAAATACTTATCCAAAAGTAAAGTTTTTTCGCAAAATCTCTAATATTTATCAATAAAATAAATCTGTAACAGAATAATTTAATAATGGCAACAGCACAAGCAAATCAAAAAGTATTCGTTTCACCAGGCGTATACACATCTGAGACCGACTTATCATTCGTAGCCCAAAGTGTTGGGGTAACGACTTTAGGTCTTGTTGGAGAAACTTTAAGAGGTCCAGCATTCGAACCAGTATTCATAACTAACTACGACGAGTTTCAAGCCTACTTTGGCGGAACTGAACCCGTTAAATTTTATAACACCCAAATCCCAAAATATGAGGCGGCATATATTGCTAAATCATACTTGCAACAATCAAACCAATTGTTTGTTACAAGAATTTTAGGTTTGTCGGGTTATGATGCGGGTCCATCTTGGAGTTTATCTTTAATCGCCAACGTTGACCCTACAACTATCGGTGACCCATCAAACTCAACAACTTTTACGGCAACGTTCACAGGAAATTCTTCACAAAACACTGTATCATTTATTAGTGGTGCGTTACCAACACAAGTTCAATCAAACTTAAATGTACAATATAGATTGAATGATGGTTCAACATCAACATTACAAACTGACTTCAATGCTTATTTAGGAGGTATTATTGATACACCATCTTTATCTGCAACTACATCAGTTATTTATGGTGCAATACCTAACACTGATTATGATACATTAGTATCTACATACAGTGCGGTTACTGACCCATACAATTGTGTTAATAGTTTTGACGATAATGATTTATCATCTTCCGCTAATGACCCATGGTTATATGCTAACTTTGATATTTCAAGTGGAAATGCATATACAGGTTATTCATTCTACTATTCAGTTAGTAGTTTAACCTCAGGTGGTTCAGGTTCTTTTACAGGTACAATAACAGGTGAAAGTTATACATTCACAGGAACTGCGTATACCGAATTTAATAACATGGTTGTTGCAACTCTTCGTTCTAGAGGTATTTCATTATATAGTAATAGTTCAACAAGTGAAAATCACGGACCTGTTTATCAAGTAAGTGGTCTCACAGATTTACAAATGGTAACTACTGGTCAATATTCAGGAATTACAAGTTCACCTTTTGCGACTTTCTTATTATCAGGTGTTACAAGAGACAATGATACTTTCTCGTTTGAGACTTCATTATTGGCATCATCTTCAAAATATTTAACTAAAGTTTTAGGTGTAGATAATTTTGGAAAATCAAGATTTGAGGTACCTGTTTATGTTGAAGAGTCTTACCAAGGTAGTTTAAATTATGCATATAACCAAGGTTATATTAGAGGTTTAAATTCAACTTTAATTGCATTACCTGACGCTAGAAGTCAATCAAGTCAATCAATCGCTTGGAATTTAGAAAAATATCAATCACCTGAAACCCCGTTCTTGGTTTCTGAATTGAGAGGTAATAAAGTTTATAACTTATTTAAGTTTATTTCAATTTCTGATGGTGATTCTGCAAACACAGAGATTAAGGTTTCAATTGCAAACTTATCATTTAACAACATGTCTTTTGATGTGTTTGTTAGAAATTTCTTTGACACGGATGCTAACCCAGTAGTAATTGAAAAATTTACTAATTGTAATTTAGACCCATTATCAAATAATTTTATTGCTAAAAAGATTGGTTCTTCTGATGGAGAATACGCTTTAATATCAAGATATATTATGATTGAAATGGCGGATGAAGCACCAATTGATGCTCTTCCTTGTGGATTCTATGGATACACACAAAGAGAATATGAAGATTTTGCGGTTTATCCATCACCATACCCTAAATTCAAAACAAAATACGATTACCCAGGTGAAGTAATTGCTAACCCACCATTTGGTACTCCTTCAGGTGGTTCAAATACTGTTGAATCTGCGGGAGACGTTGTAAGAAGAACTTACTTAGGTTTCTCAACTCAATATGGTATTGACGAATCATTCTTAACTTACAAAGGAAAACAAAATCCACAAACAGGTTGGGAAACTGCGACAGATTCAGTTAAATGGAATGTATTAAGTAAAGGTTTCCACATGGATTCAGGCGCAACTGTTGTGACAATTTCTAACTTATCGTTAGCAAGTGGTGAAACTGCGTTTGAATGTGGTGTTGCGGACTTTAGAGAAGACCCAGCAACTCAAGAGAACCCATACTACTTTATCTACTCAAGAAAATATACAGTATGTTTTGCAGGTGGATTTGACGGTTGGGATATCTACAGAGAGTGGAGAACTAATGAAGACAGGTTCCAATTGGGAGCATCAGGTTACTTGGCGGGAGCTTATCCTTCATCAAGATATCCAACAGCGACAGGAGACGGTATGTTCAAAAGAATTGTTGTTCAAAACAATACTCAAGATTTTGCAAACACTGACTACTACGCATACTTACTTGGTATCTTAACATTTGCAAACCCTGAAGCGACAAACATTAATATATTTGCAACTGCAAGTATTGATTACGTGAACAACTCAAATCTTGTTGAAGAAGCAATTGACATGGTTCAATTCTCAAGAGCGGATTCAGTTTATATTTGTACAACTCCTGACTACAGAATGTATACACCAGATGCGACTAGCTCTTTAGATGTTATCTATTCACAAGAAGCGGTTGACAATTTGGATAATACAGGGATTGACTCTAACTACACTGCAACCTACTACCCTTGGATTTTAACAAGAGATACGGTAAACAATACACAAATTTACTTACCACCAACAGGTGAAGTTTGTAGAAACTTAGCATTGACTGATAACATTTCATTCCCTTGGTTCGCATCAGCGGGTTACACAAGAGGTCTTGTAAACTCAATCAAAGCTAGACAAAAACTTACACAAACTGATAGAGATACGTTGTATCAAGGTAGAATTAACCCTATCGCAACTTTCTCTGATGTTGGAACTGTGATTTGGGGTAACAAAACATTACAAGTTGCTGACACATCACTTAACAGATTGAACGTAAGAAGATTATTACTTCAAGCTCGTAAGTTGATTTCCGCAGTAGCTGTAAGATTATTGTTCGAACAAAACGACCAAATCGTTAGACAACAATTCTTGGATAGTGTTAACCCTATCTTAGATTCAATTAGAAGAGACAGAGGTTTATACGATTTCCGTGTAACTGTTTCATCTTCACCTGAAGACTTAGACAGAAACACATTAACAGGTAAAATTTACTTAAAACCTACGAAGGCATTAGAATTCATCGATATCGAATTCTTTATTACTCCAACAGGAGCTTCGTTTGAGAATATTTAATAAACTTAATGGGGGTACTAATCATACCCCCTTTATTTGCCAAGTATGAAAAGACAACTTAGAGAAGGATTTAAAGGTGAAGGTACACCAGATATGAAATATTACGCTTTTGATTGGGATGACAATATCGTTCACATGCCAACAAAGATAATGTTAAAAACTGATGACGGAGATGAGGTTGGTATGAGTACAGATGATTTTGCAGAATATAGAGGTATAATTGGAAAAGAAGATTTTGAATATAATGGTGATACCATTGTTGGCTTTGCGGAAGACCCTTTTAGAAATTTTAGAACCGCAGGAGACAAAGATTTCTTGGTGGATGCAATGAGAGCAAAACTTGGACCAGCATTTAATGATTTTAAAGAGGCGATTAATAATGGGTCAATATTTTCAATCATCACTGCAAGAGGTCACAACCCCAACACTTTAAAACAAGCCGTTTACAATTATATTATTGACGGATTTAATGGTATTGATAAAGACCAACTAGTTAAGAACCTTAAAAAATACAGGTCGTTTTTTGACGAGGACGATATGACTGACGATGAATTAATCAAGTCGTATTTGGAACTTAACAAATACCATCCAGTGTCGTTTGACGATGAAGAAGGAGCTGCCAATCCTGAAGAAGCGAAAGTTCGTGCTATGGAAGGATTTGTTTCTTATGTTAAACAAATGGCAAACAATTTAAATAAAAAGGCATTTTTCAAAAATGATATATCTAATAACTTTGTTCCAGAGCAACCTAGTATTGGATTCTCAGATGATGATGTTAGAAATGTAGAAGTAATGAGTAAACATTTTAAAGATAAACCAGATAATATAGTTAAGACTTATTCTACTGCTGGAGGCGTTAAGAAGGAATATAAGTAGATTATAATCCCGACAAAATAAAAGTAAAGAGAAAAATTTTTTAACAAGACTATATTTATAGGATATAAACAACAAAAAAAACAAAAAAAAATTAAAATAACATGGCTGATTTATTAATGAAAATGCCGATACCTTACGAACCGAAACGCCAGAACCGTTTCATCTTAAGGTTTCCATCAAGTTTAGGTATTAACGAATGGTTTGTTGAAAGTGCTTCAAGACCATCTATCAAGATTGGAGCGACTGAAATTCAGTTCTTAAACACATCTACATTCGTTGCGGGTAGATTTAACTGGGACCCTATTAGTGTTAAGTTCCGTGACCCTATTGGACCGTCAGCGGCTCAAGCTCTTATGGAGTGGGTTCGTTTACATGCTGAATCAGTGACAGGTCGTATGGGTTATGCTGCGGGTTATAAAAAAGACATCGACCTTGAAATGTTGGACCCTACAGGAGTTGTTGTTGAGAAATGGATTCTTTATGGAACATTCTTAACTGATGTAAACTTCGGAGCGTTATCTTATAGTCAAGATGCGTTAGCGGATATCACAGCTTCTTTAAGAATGGACAGATGTGTGTTAGTATACTAATACTATTTACATAAAATCTTACTCATTTATATTTAACCGTAAAGCTAATAAACTTTACGGTTATTTTTTTATATGGACAATCAATCAAAAGACTACGGTCAAGAAAATTTTACACTACCACATGACGTGGTTCAACTACCTTCACAAGGAGTATTTTACAAAAATAAAAAGAAATCTATTAAAGTTGGTTACCTTACCGCATCAGATGAAAACATTTTGATGGGAGGTGCTAATGACTTAACAATGGCTTTATTAAGAGCCAAAATATATGAACCTGATGTTAGGGTTGAAGAATTAATAGAGGGTGATGTTGAAGCAATTCTTATTTTTTTAAGAAACACTGCGTTTGGACCTGAAATGGTAATAAATGTTACTGACCCAGTAACTAAAAAACAATTTCAAACCACAGTTGTGTTGGATGAATTGTCAATTGTTGGAAATCAAAAACCAACCGATGACGGCACATTTACAATAATGTTACCAAAATCACAATCAACTATTAAAATTAAACCATTAAATTACGGAGAGATTCAAGATATCAATCGTATGGCATCAACATACCCACAAGGTAGAGTTGTTCCAAAAGTTACTTGGAGAATGGAAAGAGAGATATTAGAAGTGGATGGTTCAAGAGACAAAGCACAAATTGCTAAATTTATTGAGTCAATGCCAATCGCGGATTCAAAGTTTATTAGAAACTTTATGAACGAAAATGAACCAAGATTAGACATGAACAAAACTATTATGGCCCCGTCAGGAGAAAAACTAACAGTGAATGTTGGTTTTGGGGTCGACTTTTTTCGCCCTTTCTTCTGAGTATAGGAAAAGTCAAATCGACGAATTTTATTATTTAACAACATTATTAAAGGTTTCCTACCAAGATTTTGAAAGGATGCCAGTATTTGTTAGAAAATATCTACTTAATAAATGGATAGAAGAAAATCAGAAGGACTAAAAAAATTGGTCCTTCTTCTATTTATATAGAAACCAAAACTTAAATGCCGTCAAAAAAAGAAATAGATGAGTTAAAAAAGAGTGTTGAAAGTCTTGCTTCACCTCTTGAACAAGCTGCCAAAGCTATGGACAGCATGTTTAATTTATCTGAACAACTGAACACATCATTTCGAATGGGTAGAACCCGAATGGATGAGTTGGGAGATGCCATCGCAAGGTCTGCAGCTGGAGTAATACGTTTAGGTGGTGATGCAGCATCTGCGGCCGCCACAATGGAGGGAATTGCTGAGGGGTCAAGAAGAAATGTAATTGCGACAGAAGAACAAGTTTCAAAATTATATGCCGCTAGTAAAATATTAGGTACAGAATCGGGAACATTAGTTGAAAATTTTGCAAGTGTAGGGTATGAAACATCTCAAATAGGTGTAAACTTAGAAAATTCTATTGATTATATCCAAAGTGTTGGATTAAATTCAAAGACGGTTATGGACGATGTTGGTGCTAACATGTCCAAAATGAACCGATATCAGTTTGAAGGTGGTGTTGCAGGTTTAACAAAAATGGCGGCTCAAGCTTCCATGTTAAGATTTGATATGCAAGAGACATTTAATTTTGCAGAAAAAGTTTTAACACCCGAAGGTGCGATTGAAACTGCCGCTGGTTTACAAAGATTAGGAGTTTCAATTGGTAATTTAACTGACCCATTTGCGTTGATGAATCAATCATTGACTGACCCTTCAGGTTTACAAGATAGTATTATTAAAGCTGCAAAACAATTTACAGAATTTGACGAAGAAACACAATCATTTAGAATAAATCCACAAGGTGTGTTGATGTTACGTGAAATTGAGGCGGAAGCTGGAATGTCTGCAGGTTCTTTAAGTAAAGCAGCATTAGCGGCTGCGGATTTAGATAAAAGAATATCCAATATTAGCCCTGAAATTCAATTTGACAAAGAGGAAGACAAACAATTGTTGGCTAATATGGCAACAATGAAAGATGGTCAATATGTTGTACAACTTAAAAATGACCAAACAGGTATAATAGAACAAAAGAAATTAAGTGAGTTAACTCAAGAACAATTTGATGCTTTAAAGGAAAGAGAAGAAAATAGACCAAAAACTCTTGAAGACATTCAAACAAGTCAATTGACCGTTGCAGAAGATATGGCGGCAAATGTTAAAGCTATTGCCGCTAAAGTTGCTTATGGTGTTGTCGCAACACCTGTAGTTCGTGAAAACATTTATGGTGCTGATAGAATCCTAAGAGAATTATCAAAAGATGTTTATAAGGCGATTCCTGAAAGTGCTAAAATTACTGAGAATGTTACAGGTGCTATAGATAAAATGAGAGAATTATTTAACGCAAAAGACGCTGGTAAAATATCTGACACAGATTTTGCTAAAAAAATTGAAGAGTTAGAGAATAGTGTTATTAAAGGGGCGAATTCGTTAGGTGAAAGTGGGGCTAAGGCACTTAAAGACATTTTAGATGCCAGTTCTAAAAACATTAAAGGAAGTAGTGGAATTGAAAAAGAATTCAGGGCATTTGCAAATGAAACTTTGGAAGCACTTGGTAAACCTGTAAATGCATCTGCTGAGGCGGTTAAACAAAAAGCACAGGCTAAACCTCTAAGTGAAGCAAATATTTTGGGTGAAACATTACAATCCAAGGTGTCATCAAAACAAATTGAAACAACTCAACCAAAGACAACTAATGTTACAAATAACGTAACTGGTAATATTAAAATAACTATAGATGGACCTGTTGGTGCCAATGGATTAACACAACAACAATTAACTCAAATATTCAACAGTGAAGGATTTAAACAATATGTTGCCACTCTTGGAAAAGATACAAAAGGTTCTGGTGTTACTAGTTATCAATGATAAAAAAAAACTCAATCAACCTATTTATTAGTAAAGATATAAATGGGTAGTCCGTTAGATTATATTAGCACCGAAGGATTCAGAAAAAAACTGATGACTCGTAATTTAGTACCTTATGCTAAATCGCCAAGTCCTGCTACGCCACCAATTACTTATGAAGTAATTCAACAAGATTTAACACCTGTTGATTCACCCGATTTCTTAATAGACACAACATTTTTTGCCGACAAACAATATCCACTTAATAGGTGGGGTAATGAAGGGGGATATGAATTTGCTCCTGACATTTCAGGAAATTTAAATACGGTTTCAAATCAAGGTGAATATGGTCCTGGACAACAAGACGCTCACATTGTTGACTCAGGATTTGCAGCAACTCAAGTATGGAGACCATTAAATGCTTACTCAAGCTCAAATAATTTTGATGCAGGTGAAGCGGTAACTACTTTAGAAACTGTTAGACCTGACCAAGATAGACCACCAAACGGACAACCATACCCAACATTTAATCCATCGTCTTATCGTTCAGTATCGATATTGTTAAATCCTGACCCACTTGGTAGTAACGGTTTATTAAGTTCTGACTCATTTATTGCTCGTTTAGGTGCCAAGACTTTAAAGAAAGAGTTTCAAGACCGTATTGGTAGAGCGATTATTAGAGAAACCATTGGACGTGCAAACATTTTAAATGTTAACAGTAGTTCAAACCTTGTTAACATATTAACAGGTAATGTTCCATTAATAGAGCCTAACTACAATATTACGGTTCCGTCAAATCCTTTGGGTGCCGCGGCACAATTCGCATTAAGTCTTGCGGGTAGTCAGGTGCCGTTCTCAACCATACCTGGTTCTTATTGGGACCCAAATATTAATCCACCACAACCAACAACAATCCAACAGGCGTTATTAGGTAATCCTTTGGCGGCAGGTGGTAAATTTATTAGTAATCTTTTAGGTGCGGGAAAAACAGGTTCTCAAATATTCTTTGAAAATACAGGACAAGGTCAAAAATCGTTATTGTTTAAGAATATTAACTTTAACAGATATAAACCAAGTTATGACCGAACATTAATTGACCGTTTGGGAGGGGCTTTGGTTGGTACCAATACAAACAACGCCAATTATTATATTGGTTCAACAACATCTGAACCATCAAGAATTTTTTCACCATCAGGGGCATTACCGAATGACCCTTATGGTAATGAAGTACAATCACCTGTTTATGGTCCTGAAGAGTTGGCACAATTATATGAAGGACCAAGTAAAGAAATTAAACTTGGAGCTAACGGACCGACTTACAGTAATGGTGGGGGTATTGAAGGTGGATTTACATGGGTATCTCCAAAGTACAAAGGAAATGCTGGTAAGAAAGTTGGTATCGGTGGTGAAATTACAAACGACGATGAGGATTTTAAACCTTCATCATATAATTCAACCGAGTCCACAGAAAGAACATTCAGAGAAGGTTCAATCTTAGACGACACTCAAAGATTGATTGATAGCCAACCACAAGGTGGAAATCGTTTAAAACATGCAGGTAATGCAATTGACCAAGTTAGTAAGGTATTCAATGACGGATACAAAGAAATGACTAAGGGTTCAAGAGTATTAAGTTATGTCGGTGCTATTGGACAAGAAGTCGGAACTGAATATTGTCGTGTATTTGCCAAAGATATTCCTTATTTACAATACAACGACCTACAAAAAACTGATGGTATTACAACCGAAGGTAGAAGATTTGCTTGGTCTGTTTTAGATAAGACATATAATCTTAACATTGCACCAAACAAACAAGAGGGAGGACAAGACTCGACTAATATTATTGGTACTATGAATAATGCTTATGCTAAAAAATATATGTTCTCGTTGGA